CATCATTTCTCACTAAGTATTCAATAGCCATCGCAAGGTGGGCAGGGTTATCTTTGAAGAATGACAACCCACTGTTGCATTTATGACAAAGCAATCCACGAACTTGATGCGTGATGTAACTGTGGTCAACATAGAGTTTCACTTTGAGTTCATCTTTATGTATTCCACAAATAGCACAACAATTATTCTGTTGTTCTAACAGTTGTTGATATTCTTCAACAGAGAGATTGATTATTGCTCGATGATATTGACGACATCTCTTGCAGATAGTGTGGCGTTTATTTTCTGCTTTGTTTAGAAATGGAAAAAATAATGGTTCTTTAGTTTGCTTACAGATTCGACAGGTGACAAAGTCATCAGTCTGAATCTTCCTCTTCATCGTCATCCGTTCCGAAGCTCGCTAGACGATCCTCGATAGGAAGTGAGAGATACGATTGCAATGTTGCCGCAACTGCTCTGTTCAGTAATGACTCGATAGCATCAAAGGAAAGATTCTGATCGGTTGTCATTTCTGTCTCAACATCACCAATGCTGATTGATATGTTCAACATTTTGTCAACTCCCATCGTATTTCGAGCAAGTCATCTATGAACTCGTCAACAATGGCGCGTTGGCGCGTGGTGTAATGAGGAAGGTTTCGCGCTCTTGATGCATGTCCAAGAGCTTCATCGATTTCGTTGATGGATTGTTCCGAGATAGGGAACTCTGATAGCCCTAGCGTAGCACAGAACCTTGACAACATTTTAGACATTTTGTTTTGCTCTCATAATTGCCTGCAAGTCGTAAGTCGATCCTCGCTTCTCAATGTCAAACTTCTTGACTAAACGATAGACCTCTCGTTGCGTCATTTGTAACCAAGCAGAGATGGCTTCAACATCAAGGAAGAATCTGCGGTTCGGGTTACTCATTGCCAACGCCACCAATCTCAAGACAGACCAACTTTGTTTGCATCCAAAGCAACTGACATCTTGCGAAAGTTGTTCGACATCAATGACAACAAACTTCGTGCAGTCATCAGTCGGACAAGGAATGCGCCTTGCCTGTTCCTTGAACTTCTTGGCAGCCGCACGCCCCCTAGCATGTAGCCCCCAAACTTCTCCCGCAAAGTCTAACGCCCACGATTGTTGCAATGTCCATGACAAGTGAGCGATATGAAACTCGCAGGTCGCCAAGACCTCAGCATCGGTCGTCCGTTCCCTAGCCACCAGCGCAGGCGGTGTCAGCGCCCTCTCGCGCCTGACGAGTGACTCCCAACTGTGCAGGATCGCCAACAGGTCGGTCGCCATGGAAAAATCAAGGGCATTGACATTGATACCGATAGAGCGTTCGGCGGTGACGGCGCCACTGCCTGTGCGACTCGGTTCAAGGTAGAACCCTGCCTCGAATTGCAACTGTGGCAACTCCCTCAAGATAGCTCGAAGGCGACCGAAGCAACTGCGACATTCGGTTTCAATCTCAGACTTGCAGACAGTGCATTGCATTAGAAGGCAGGCTCCTCACTTGTGGATGTGACTGTGGATAACTTCGACCAATACCAAGGCACCTCAGTTTCAAAGAGCCTGAACCCTTGGCAGGTATGGTCGGCGAGAATGACTCGGTCTTTGCTCGGATCGGCCCATCGGATTCTCTGAAGGCTTCTCTCGACGGCCTCAAAGGAGATGCGGGTGCGGTGTAGCTCGTAGGTCATCAGACCTGACAGGCGCTTGATGATTTCTTCCTCAATCGTCAATCGGTGGGTGTCAAGGTATCGGTCGAATCCCGCCCACGAGATACCTGCCCAAATCATCGCTTGGCACCGTGAACAGTTGATTGGCTTGAAATCGGTCTTCATCTAATGCCCAAGGGTGACCGTTGCCCTGTTTCCCGTTCCCCCCTTATAGGGGGGAAACGGGGAAACAGTTGGCACGCTCGAGTCGGTGGTGTTTCCCGAAATAGTGGGAAACAGTTGGGAAACAGGGAAACAGTTACTCATTCGGACTCCAAGGCTTGACATCATTGGCAAAGAAGTCGGACTGATAGCCATAAAGGAACTTCTGACCATCCTTGCGATAGGTGACATGACCATCCTTCATTCCGTGACCTTCTTCCCTCAAGTGATCGGCGATTTGATTCCGACCCATTTCATATCCTGTCCGACGAAGTAGGTCGCAGACTGCTTCCATCTTCTGCTCTCGTGTTGAGACTTTGACAATTCCACCTGAAATGGAAACCGAGATGCCGCCGTCAGGTAGCGAGCGCAGGTTGGCCACGCCGACCGTCTTGGCGTCAGGGCAGATGGCGCGGACAAAGCCAGGACGATCCTTGGTGCAAGTAATGTCCAAGGCGCCGTCAATGCCTCTGCCGAATGGCATCGCCACCGACACGGCAAAGGCCGCGCCATCAATGTCAGCTCGCTTTGCCTGAGCGCCGATGGCGTAGTTGCCTCGATTGTCTTTGCTCTTGGTGACATGGTCAATGGTCAGAATGCCTGCTCCGCCGATTCTCAAAGGCTTGAGAACCTTCTGTGAGAAGGTCGTAGCGTCTTTGTTCTTTTCTAGGTCAAGACCAAGTAGGTTCATCGCGGCATTAACGCCATCAACGACGATGAGTGTGGGCAGGTAGGCCATAATCTCGGTTCGCATAACTTCACCGATTCCTTCGCCCAATGGCTCATCAGGGTTGGCATAACGAAACATTTTGAACTTATCCACAGGCACCTTGAGCGTCTTGAGGCGATTGATGATTGACCTTGCCGAGTCCTCAAAGTCTAAATAGAAGACGATATTGTTCTTGAGTAATTCTTGACGAATAGCCTCTAACGCAATCCACGTCTTTCCTGATTCGCTCTCACCGAAGATGGCATTGACCTTGCCTGCATAGAGAAGACAGTTGCCGTCCTCGCGCTTGAGCATTGATGGTGGGTTCTCGTCCTCAAGTTCAATCTCTTGGATTTGTTTCGGTATCCATGAGGACTCGACGACTTCGCCTTCTTCGTTATGGAGTTGAACTAGGGATGGCGAATGAACTTCCAAGGTGCCCAACTCTTGTCTGACTTCTCCGTAGCCTTGAGCGCGTAGAGCGCGAGCAGAGGCAGTGAAGTCTCCGCCGTGTTCAACAAGGGTGAAGACCGCAAACTTTGAATAGGATCGCTCTGCTTCAAATTGTGTGCTAGTGGAGAAGACAAAGAGCTTGTCATTGCCTGCGTGATTGGTGGTGGCACTGACTCCTTCGTTCTTGCCAGGTCTGCGCCACGCAGTCACCTTGTCACGAGTGGTATAGACCTTTGACCATCCGAGCGGTTCTAATATCTGCTCCCAACTCACCTTGGAGTTGTAGTCGTCTCCTGGTGTTAAGCCATCGGCTTTCGGCTTGATGTCTTCGGTAATTGCCTCGTGCTTGGGGATTGCATCGAAGGTGACGAAAAGTTTGTGGAGTTGGTCGCGTTCGGCAACGGTCAGCGTCGGAATGGACTTCGGCCCGCCAACGAGCATTGTCCACGCTCCGCCTGATGGATGGCAGGTGCCATTGGTCGGAGCGACAATGACAAAGCCACCTTCGCCGCGAGTCTCTGCTAGAACATCAATGCCGCCGTTTTCGCCAGGGCGTCGTGCAAGTTTGGTGTTGCCAGGAACTTCGCCGTCAATGCGATAGAGCCAATGCAGACCGCCTGATGGCGTGACTTCGACATAACCATTGTTAATCCGATTCCACACTTCTTGCAGACCGGCATTGGTCGCCATCTCTTTGAGATCAAGGTGTAACTTGTCGGCGACTGCTCGACCTTCTAACTCCAACATCTCTAGGTTGCCACTGACTTTTCCGCAGATGACACCGACCCCTTCGGCATTAGAAAACCAGGTCAACAATTCTTCAGGGTTCGGTTGTCGCTCCTGATACTGCTTCCAATTCGATAGCGCAGGTCGCTTGCTTCCGTCAGTGGCAACAGGAACTGCACAGATGCCATTGGCAGCGAACTCAAGCGCCGTTCGTAAGATTTCCCCCGTCATTGCTCCCTTTCCTATTTTTCTTTTGGAAATTTCTCTTGTGGCCAAATACTTTTCAAAGTTGGATCAAAAATGTAAAGATAACGGTGTTTGCGACTTCGCGGCACCCATTTACCTTCAAAACCTTTTGATTTACCACGAGTCAATTTTCGACCGTCGGCGAAATAGAAGTCATTTTTCTGAGGCGTCAATCCGTGATAAGTGAAGTTGCACGCTTGATAGATTGCTCCGTAATGCCTACTCGAATCCGCATAAGTAATGACCGCACGAATATTTTTCTTCTTCAATGCTCGCAAACTGTAACCAATCAATTTGGAACCTGCGTTTGTTCCATTCAAATCAGGACGCAAGACCATTCGAGACATTTCAACAAGATCAGGATAGTGTCCTCGTGCTAATCCAAAAGCACTCAAAGCAGAATTCGGAACAGATAACGGAGAATAAACAACTGCTCCGACTATTTCCCATCCTTCTACAAGTCCAAAGCAAAATTGCCCAATAAATCTTGTGCTGCCTAAATAATGATACTTTGTAACAAGTTCATAGGCAGCTCCATAACTTATCTCGGAACAAGTTTGGAGCGGTGAGGTCGGAATTGAACCGCCTTCTGAGAACAGGAATGTTCCCTGTGTTGCCAATACACCATCACCGCAAACTTTAGTCATTTTTTTCCTCACAAATGCAAGGTATTTTTTCAAGACAATCTAAACAAATTTTGTAGTGACCGTCATCATTACCACAAGCAACGCAAGAATCAGACATTGTTGACAATCCCGTTCACAATAAACTGCGCAACAGGAACTGCAACGGCATTTCCTATTTGTTGAAATCGTCGTGAATCAGATTGATATGCAGTCCAATGATCGGGAAATCCTTGCAATCTTTCCATCTCAAGCGGTGTCAATCTTCTCACGTCTCCGTCTTGAATAATCAATTCAGTTGCACGCGCTTCATTAGTGTTATCGAATAAATTGAGCGTATTTGTGAAATTACGCTCAGTCCAAGTCTCCCAATCATCTTTATTTTGCGCTCTTCTTACTTTCGAAAATGTCATCAAATTCGAAGGAGTGCCGTCGTTAATGCTTGAGGTAGTTCTTTGTTCTGTCGTGTTCCCCTCGACAAAATTCCGTCCTTCGCCTTTCGAGAAAGCCAATATTTCTGCGGGATCGAATTTGTTTCCAAGACATCCGACAATGAAGACTCGACGGCGTCGTTGGGGAACTCCGAAGTATTGAGCATCAAGCACCCGCCACGCGATGCGATACCCGCGCTCGACCAACGCTTCAATGACGACGGCCATATCT